AATATAGGTAAGAGCGCCAAGCCGACTCGCTCTTGGACTTGTTTAAATCCGACCGCCATCCGATCGGTGGCGTTAGCTGTTGCCTCAGCCGTTCCACCTACTTGAGTCTCAATAGCTTTGAGAATCATGTTTTGAGCTTCAGATACTTTATTAGATTTAACTAAAGTCTCGATTCGAGCCTTTTCTACTTCCGTGAAAGTTATTCCATTTCGGCTTAGCGCTGAGATTCCTTTTATCGGATCATTTAGAGCTTTACCTAATGCGACCGCGTTTAGTTCTGCCGTTCCGAATCCTGCCGCTCCTAGATCGATTGCCGCTTTAGTTGCGCGTTCAAATTGGCCGCCTAATTGATCGGCTGTAACTGCTAGCTCTTTGAATGTGAGAAGTTTTGCTTGAGTTGCTTTGATTGAATTGGTATCTAATCCGGTCGCTCTGGCAGTAGCTTCGGCATATTTAATAAGCGACTCACTCACTACGGCGGTCGATTCGCCGAATAAGCCCATCGATTCATTTATCTGTTCGATTCGAGCGTTAGCCGTTGAAGCCGCTTCTCCAGCCGCTAGCGCGTCTTTTCCGAATTTAACGGCGAAGGCCGCCGCCGCGATACCAGCCGCCGCGAAAGCTAAAGCCGCTTTCTTGCCGAAAGCTCCGACCTTAGATCCAAAGCCCTCGACCTGATTAGTCGCGCCATTAACGCCCTTTTTTAATTGGTCAAAGTCGGCATCGAATTGGATCCGTACCTTTGGAATGCCAGCCATTAGGTAAGCCTGCTCTCTTTAATTACGGCCTGAATCATCTCGGTATATTCTTTGGCGAGTTTTGGAATGTAGAAATCGACGGCTGGCGCGATCCAATAACCGGATTCCTTGTAACGCGCTTTGAATCTGTTTGTATAGCGACGACCCATCGAATCGACTCCCGGCTGGGATCCGAATTCCGAGCCCCATAAGAGAGCTCCGGCTGGCGCTGCGCCTTGCGAGACTTTGTTACCTTTTCCGCTTTTGCTAGCTCTGCCGCCATACTTGCGCCCGACTTTTTTCGATCCGCCGATATCAACCCGAACCAAGCGATCGCGCGGTGTTGAGATGGATTGCATGACTAGCTTTGTTTGTGGCGTTGGAGATTCCGACCCGAATTGGTAGAGCTGGCCAGCGAGTCTCTTAGACAGCGGTTGCGCCGCGTCTCGGACTTTGTTCGCTGTCTCTTTGTCTAATGAATTTAATAAAGAGATAAGACTTTTAAGCTCGAGCGGTTCGATGGTGATTCCATACACACCACGCCCGCTTTTATTTGCCATCTCGCTTCTCCAGAATCTCTATCGCTGTGAGTATTGCTTCCGCCGTGTCCCACTCCCTCATCGGAATCCCTGTGGCTATTGCTAGCTCAACGATATTCCGGCTGATGCTTCCGGCGGCGTAGCTTTTGGGCTATCGGTATTCCCTGCCTCAATATCTGCGACAGTTTCACACCAAACTTCATAGCCTTTGACTGGCTTGCCGGCGGCTTCACGCTTCATCGAGTTATAGGCTAGAAATAGGAGATCCGAGATCCCTATCTTTTCGCTTGCCTGTTGAATCGTGAATCCTGTTTTCTGCTCCCACTTCATCCATTCCGGCGGAGCTGCGATGTAGGTCGCAAGCTCGCCGGACTGATAAGTGATCTCTATTGCTAGTTTCATTTTTGCTCCCGATTCTTTTGGTTAAGTGATTGTTAGGACAGGCGTATCAGATACCAGCATCGACCAAGAGTCGGTCTGTGCATCTGGAGCCGCGCCGCCAGCCGCCGGAGCGACGGGAAAGACATTAAATGCCCATGAAGCGCCAGTGGCCGCGACTAGAGTAACGGAGAGAGCAGTATTCGGAGCATTTGTGAACGCTGTCCACATCGACTCAAATAGTGAGCCAGAGGCTCCATAATCTGCAAGAAGTTCAAGATCTAAAGTCCATTGATCATCGATGTGCTTGTAGGCTTTTCCATCGAGTGTTTGATAAGTAGAAATGGTGGGCGAGTTCGAGAGAACCGCGCTAGTAGTTTGTGCATCATAAGTGCCGCTCGCGAACGTGAGAGTTATATCGCGACCGGTAATAACTGTTGTAGCCATTGTTTTGCTCCTTTAGGTTTGTGTGTAATAGGTCGAGATGGATAAATCCGCGACTAATAGATTACTCGCTCCGACTGATGTTATGGATGGAGCCTGGACATCTCCGACCACATATCCCGAAGGTATAGCTCCGAGAATTTCGATTAGTAACTTCTCCAGATTGTCCAGAGATCCGGCGTTCGAGTTATAGGCGACGGCGGCGGTAACGACGAAGTTGAGTTTTACTTTGACGGCGGCTTTTCCGATGAGTGTGCTTTCCATCATTGGAGAGTCATACACGATGACGCAAGCAGGCGGAATGACGGCTTCCGGAACGGATGAATACACCGAAGCCGCCACTCCAAGTAGAGCAGTCCGAAGCGGATCTCTGACAGTATCTAGGATCGTGCTCATTGACAGATTGTCTCTACTTCAATGAATGGGCTCAATAATCCGATTACGCGATTTTGTAAACTGCGACCCATCCTAAACGGCGATGGAGCGAAATCTACGCCCTCGATCTGACCGCCGGGAGCTGTGATGGATTGAAAGATTTCTACGCTAACGACCAAGATCGCCGATTCGACTGGCGCGTTGTCAGCGTAGAGAGTCGCCGCGCTTGCCCCGGATAGGACAGCGACTCCGGCAGGAATTACATTTCTCAATTCAACATCGGCATTGACTAACGCGGCTGAGAATACATAGAGCGGAGAGTAATAGAATTCAGAATAAGAAAATGGCGGAGCATAAGAAAATGGCGGATAAAGATTTGAAGCGTTACTAGTTATGGTTATCGTTCCATTGAATAAAGCGGGAACGCATCCGGTAACTACCACGCTTTGACCCTCGACGAATTGATTTGGTCGCTGTGTCAAGTAATAGGCGACATTGTTGGAAAGATAAACGCCAGAGACTGCGCTCTGATAGGCCGTAAGCATTGGCAGGATTACACCTTCGGCCGAATCGATAATGCCTTCCAGATAAGCATCTGAATAAAGAGATGAGCTCACTCCAAGAACAGTCCGCAATTCTGCGGCGGTAACTATTGCTGGCATGAGCTCATCCTCTCGTTCGACTCGGCTAAATACGGGAGCGCACCTAGCCGATGATCAGTTAGTTATCAGGTTTGGTTCCAGCATGCGCCAAATGGAATCTTTGGTGCAATTGCTGCATAACCGTAGTAGAGAATGTCAATGGTTCCATCGCTTTGAATTGCTGTTCGCAAATTAAAGCGTGGTGACTCGTACCATGTCCATGCATCAGGATTTACAACAACCATCGAGAAATCTCCGATTGATGTTGTTGGCCCAGCGTTACCAATTGAGCGTGAAACATAAAGGTTAAGACCCGGTGAAACTACACCGCGCAATGAATCGCCTCTCACATTTCCAGCTGCGTTTGATGGTTGTGCCGCATTGTAAAGTGGTGCACCGTTGTCGTTGTATCCCATGATGTTTGTCCATTGTCCGGGAGACACAACAATGTTGCGAGCAAATCCGAGTGATGATCCATAAACGGCACCGGCAGCTTGAGATGTGTAACCCAAGAATCCTGTTGCTGAGTTTGCATTGACACCTGTCTGTTGTCCAGCTGCCGCAATTGTGCCGACAGCAAATTCATCAGTTACTTTTGCGTAAGCGAACTCAAGATTTGCAAGGAGAGCTGTGAGGTACTCTGGTCGGCTCCGGTCGATGAGCTCCACCGTACTGATCGCACGGCCTTTAAAGCTCTGAACAGGCACGGATAAAAATGTGGCTGACAATGAGGACTCTGTGACAGCTGCATTTTCTGCAATGTTTGCAACGGTTGGCACCGCTGTGACCTTTGGAATTTCAAAAGTCATGCCTTCGCCAACCAAGGTCTCACGGCTTAGCGCATCAATCATTCCGCGATCTGCATTTGCAAGTGCGTTAATAATCTGTGTGCTTTGTGGTGTTGGGATCATGCCCGGTGCTGTTGATGTGGTGTTATCGGCAGCCTTTACATACTGACGAGAATCCTCATCATGCAAAATTGTTGCCTTGAGGTAATGCTCAAGGTAAGAAACCTTGTTCACGATTGGTGATCGTGGTGATGTGAACATAACCGGACGCGGAGCGGCGGCCATGCTCTGTGGGACAGCTTCAACCGCTTCGGTTGGAGCCTCTGTAACGGTCGGAGTGTTTTCCACTTCGTTGTCTCCTTCTGTAGTTGGATTTGTTGAATCTGCATCCGTAGCTCCCGATTCGGATTCAGAATTATCACTTGCCGCGATAGCGACTTTTGCGCTGGCGATGGCTGGATCTGTTACAAGCGAGACTTCTTTTAATTTGCTCGCGCTGATATTTAGAACGCCATCGACATTCTTATACTTATCGGCTAGGACTCCGACAGAGAAGCCGTCGCGTAATTGTGTGCTCGCCTCGACTAGCGCATCGTTCCCGGCGTTAGTTTGAGCGACAGAGAACACGGCATCGATTCCCTCTGGCGTGTTTGTGTAGCTCTTTAGGAATCCGATTGGATTATCCCGGCGATGCTCTAATAAGAGTTTAGTGGTAGCTCCGAAGGTAATCGAATCCTCAAGAAATACAGTGGATCCGGCGCTGGTTGTTCCAGTCTCGTTCCATGTAACTATGCGGCCGGAGATCTCTCGCTTTGGAAAGTCCGTGGCCGCCACCTTAATCGAGAAGGTTAGATCCATCGGATTATTTGTTATTTTCATCTGATCATGTCCTCTTCCATTCGTATTTCATCGGGCGTTAGTGCTCCGACGCGTGTCATAATTTCATAAACTTGCGCGCGCTCTAGAGCTGATCCGCGTAAGTAGTCATCGAGATTGAATTTAACTTCTTGCGATGCCGGAACGAAATCATTTGGCATTCCAGTCATCGATAGCCGTTCCTCGATGCTTGTCATTAGTGGACGAAGCGAGAAATTAACTAGCGATTCTTTCGCGGTCGTAGCGTTCGAGTAAGTCATACTCGACCCGGAGTCTGCGTCCACATAATATGCAGGGATTCCCGTTGCGCGAGCTAACTCGGTCGCGACATAGGATCTGGCTTGGTTTAATTGAAGCTTCTCCGGATCGAATCCCACAGATACCATGTCGATGTCAGCATTGAGAAAAGCCGTTGAGCGATTTCTCCTGCTAACAGACCAGCTCTCCAGTAATTTAGCGATGCGATCTGCCGGAAGCGCCGCGCCATTTGATTTTAATACCATCGATGGAACTGGCTCTCTTGCATACATCGCCGCCGCGCGTTCCAATTCGGCTCCGGCTCTTATTGTGCGACCAGCTCTGAGAAGTAAGCCTTCATCGTTTCCATAGAATACTGCGAGAGCGCCGATGCCTTCATTTGGAATTTTACTTCCGTCGATTGTGTAACCATCGATCTCGGTTCCTTTTGAATTAGTAATCACACCGACGCGGACTGGATTTATTCGCTCGGCTGATCTGATCCGATAAGTGTCGGCATAAATATCTAGAATCCTGAGATAGGCGTAGCCATAGAACAATAAATCCTCTGCGAGAAATGCGTAAGTAGCAGATCCGGGAATGCGTGGATCCGGCTGATTGATAACTTTAGGCGCGTCCTCAACCCTTGCGCCGTCTCTCTTTGTGCGAACCTGAAGCGGAATGCTGGCGATTGATGAAGTTATGATTCCTCTAGATCTTGCGACCGTGGGAACGCTCATCGCCTCTGCGCGAGTTGCCGTGTAGCTTCCACTTATATTAAACATGGAATCGAGCGTGGAGATTGGAGCCAGAGATGCCTCTACATCCGCGCCAGATTTAACCGGCTCGGATTTTGTGATAAATAAGTCCTTGAGCGCCATGCCCTAGAGTCTAGACCTCTCCTTTACACCTAACCGACCAGAATGTCTATCTCCGTCTCCGGGCGTGTCGCGTAATTTGTTACGAGAGCGGCGGCCACAGCCGCGCAGACTGTAGTCTGAGATGCACGCCGTCCGATGATCCAGCCACCATCGCCCATCGGCAGGCGAACGGCTGAGAGGATCTGTTTAGTTAGCTCCTCATTATTTCCGTGGCGTAGCCTCTTGGATGTAACAGCTGAGAGAAGCTGATCGCAAGCGGTCGCATAATTGTGGCCGTCAAAGTCCATTATGGGAATTCCGGCCGGAACCAAGCGCCCGGCCACCGATGTAGCTGTCCGCTTTGAGTAGGCGATGACTTGGACATTATATTTCCGAAAATGATCGGCGATATCATTCGCCATAGCGAGATCATTGAGTGAGACCGAATTCTCCCAAGTTCTAAGAAGTTTGATCATGAAATTATCGCCATCGATTCTCTGAGCCGCGACTAGAGCTCCAGCCCGGCGATCTGGCGAGAGATCTAGGCCGAACCAAGTCAGCTTCTCGGGATCTAGCTCGATTCCATCCTGACCACACTCCGCCCATTGAACCGACGGGATCACAGCGTCTTTTTGGTGGATCCATCTACATAAGACTTCCTGCTGAACCACATGCGGCGGATCATTTAGGATGCTCCGGATATTATCCTCGTGGATCGTGTGTCCGAGCGCCGGATTACTTGCGATCCAATTCGCTTCGTCATAAATATCATCGGTCGCGCCAGACCATTCGAGATAGCAGATGTCATCCGTACCGCCTACCATCGCCGCTAGGCCTCGCTCCCGGAGTTGATTTAGAACTACCGAAGTCTGGTCGCCAGCCGTGGAAAATGTCCACACCTGCGGATTTCGAGAGGCCATCATCGTATAGCGCAAGCTGGCGAATCCGTCTAGATCGCGCATCTCAGAGAGCTCATCCATATAGACCACCTCTGGCCGGGAAATTCCGCGAGCTGCCGAGTTGGATGCCTTGATCATGTAGCGATTTCCCGTGATCGTAACTATCTCCTCGGATCCGTGAGCCCATCGAATTACTTGGACTTGCTTCTTTAGCTCATCATTGGTCTCGATTATTTTAACAATCTGCCGAAAGAGCTCTAGTGATGTCGAGAGTCTGTGAGCACTAGCGATCTGGAGCGGTTCATTCCATAGGAAAAGTCCGGCCAGCGCCCGGATTACTAAGAGCGTGGATTTTCCATTCTGCCTGGCTCCGACGATAGTAATCTCCGAGTGAGCCCATCTCTGATCTGGCTTAACTTTATGAGCGGCCTCTAGTGCGAATCTCTGCCACGGCATTAGATCGAGCCCGATGCGAGTTGCGAATTCTATGATCTCCGAGCCCTTAGATGGCAGATCATTGAGCTTAGAATGGATCCTCGGAGTAACTGAGCCAATAAGCGGAGATTTAGACGGGAGTAATCCCTGCTCATCTATGGCCGTCTCTGATACGACCCTAAGAG